GAACACAAACCAAGCATCACTGTTTATTATACTGATAGCGAGTTCTTGCAGATAGCTCAGTGGATATGGGATAACTTTGAACTGTGTAGTGGTATTAGTCTGTTGCCATTTAGTGATCATGTATATCAACAAGCTCCGTATGAGGACATTACTGCTGAGAAGTACGATGAGTTGGTAGCAGCTATGCCGAAAGGTGTGGATTGGATAGAGTTAGAACAGTATGAACAGGAGGATAATACGACAGGGAGTCAGGAGTTAGCGTGTGTAGGTGGAGCGTGTGAGATAGTGTAAAACCTAGAGGTACTAAAAAGCCCTGTGTAGTTATCTACGCAGGGCTTTTTTGTTTACTCTTGACTGATAGGACTAGCTGCTAATATTCCCATCAACTGACCAGCATCTTTCTTACCTAGCAATTCTATTAGGATACCTTTGCTTGGTGTCTTACCTGCTTTTAACTGAGAGACTGCTGCTTTTGCTAAGTTAAGTTTTTTAGTAATGTTTTCTCCTTTGAGCTGAGAACGTGCTGCTATACCAATAACAGGATAAAGAATAGCGCCTGACACTTTTGGTGTTCTTAACTGAGAAAGCTCTCCAGACCTCACGGATAAAGACAAAGCTGCCTCTGACCCGTCGATTCCTCTAGCCAGTAACTCTATCTCATCTGACAGTAGCTTTAACTTATCTGCTTTTTCTTTGCCTACAATAGCATTAAAAGTGTCAGCAAACTTGGCATTTTTCATGTCGCTCATAAACTTCATGCCTTCAGCGACTGTCTTATTTGGAAACAAGTTGTTAATATACTGTCTTTCAATACTTTCTAAAAGGTTTTCTCCAGCGTTGTCTACCTTTAGTTCTTTAGCTTTTGCTATTAAAGCTTTAACTTGTTTTACACTAATATTCTCTCCAGCTTTTACTATGTAATGTCCTATATCAGCTACGTTGTCTTTCTTTAGGGCTTTAACTATCCATTCTCCGTGTATAGTGTTAACACCCTCTTTGTACATGTTCTTAACGCCGTTGTACTTAGCCTGAAGAGCAGGGTTAAACTTTGAAGACGCTTGTTGCATAGCATCTTCTATGTCTCCAATAGCTCTGTTTATCAAGCTTTCTGCCTTAGAGTTCTTCTCACCTACAGAACCAGCAGCGTCTCTTTGCATTGCCTTTAACTCAGACAATTCTAAATGCGCTTCGTGAAAAGACATATCATCTCGAAGGCTAGACAACTTAGTAGCCATTTTCTTATGCTGACCTAGTAAGCCAGTTGTTCCTTCTCTAGTTACTAAGGTTTTTAAAGCCTCTCTACCTCTGGTAATAGCAGCTTTAGGTCTAACTAGTCTAGGATGTCTTTTAAGCTGTGTCTGTAAGTTCTTAATAGCCCCTGCTATCATTTTATTAGCTACTGCTTCATTAGGAGGAAACCTTGCTGCTATATCTTTTAACTTTCTTATCTGTGTAGTGACTTCAGCAGGACTTAAACGCGCAGGTATAGAATCAATAGCACTTAACGCGCTTCTAGAAGTTGATGACTTGTTTGCTGAAGCGTTAAATGCTCTTTTTGCAGAGTTCTTTATAGACCCCATGCCTAAAGAAACACTACCTTCTTTATCTATAGCTTTATAAATAGGATCAACCTGAGCATATAACGCTTTATCTGCGTCTTTTACTAACTTAGCTAAGGCTATTCCTGTTTCTTCTCTTGTCTTAGAAGCCGTAGACGCGCCTAGCACCTCGTCAAACTGTTTTACAATGTAGTCTTCTTGTCCTTTTACTAAATCGTCGTAAGTCTTACCAATAAACTGAGAAGCCTTAGAGTAGTCCTGAGCAAAACCAGCTACAGTGTCTTCAGGAATTGCTTGCTTAGGCATCATACTGCTACCTCTAGCTTCTAACTTTCTCTGAAGCTCTAAACTAGTTACAAGTTCTTCTTCTCTTTTACCTAGATTTTTTACAATAATCTCTACAAACTCTGCACTAACCTCACCACTGTTAGCGATTTCTTCAAGAGTTGTTTCTCCTCGCTGAATTGCTAACGCTGCTTGTCCTGCTTCTGTCTCAGTTCCTGCTCTTAAATATTGAGGCTCAAAAGAATTTCTTACAGGTGTCCACACATTTTTTATGCCTTTGGCTAATACACCAAAACCAACACCAAAAACAGCATCAGTTGCAGCAGCTTTAAAAGACTCTTCGGTAGCTTGTTCTAGGTTAAAATCTCTGTCTTCTACATAAGACTCAGCTACTTCTCCTGCAAAGTAACCAAGACCAGCACCAACAGCGCCGCCAATTACAGTACCAAATCCCGGAAGTAAGGCAGTGCCTATAGAAGCTCCGTATGTAGCGCCTGCGATAGCGCCTCCAACCTCTCCAACTAAAGAAAGATAATCTGCGCTTGTCTCTAAATCTCTATTATAGTCTTCTTCTGTCGCAGCTCCAGTCACAAGAGCGTACTGCTTTAACTCTTCATTAGTCAAGTCGTCTGGAACGCCGCTAAGAATACGCCCATTAGGTAATGTTCTATCTACCATGTTAAATTCCTTTAATTAAATTCTTTATTATTGCCCTAAAAACGCGCCCATAGCTACATCTCGCGCACTAGCGCCGCCTATGCCTTGCGTCTCTGCTTGTTGCATACGTTTTTCTTCAGCAGCTCTCTCTCTAACCCCCTCCATTACTGCTCCGTCATAAGTTAAATTCTCTTCTGGAATATTATAAGCAGGGAGTCCATACTTAGCTCTTACTTCAGCAGCATAACCTTCAGATTTTATTTTTTTGTCCCATTCATCTATAAAATCAGCGTCTTCTCCATCATTCTCTTTCAAATGTTTTGATCTAGCATTTTCTCTCTCTGCGTCATAAGCGGCTAATTTTGCTTGACCTCTTAAAAACGACGATATTTGTTCTGAGTTCCAACTATCGTTTAGAAAACCGTCTTGAGCCATTTGAATATCTTTATCAGAAGCAACTCCCGGAGGAAGCGAGTTAATAATCATAGTATTATTAATTCTTGTAAACTCTTTCTTAATTGCTGATGCTTCGTCTTGTGACGCAAAAACACTTTCATATATTTTTATACCGTTACCAAAAACACCGCCCGTAGGTTTTAGTGTATCGTATCTTGTTGCTAAACGAAGCATAGACCTTGCTTGCCCGCTGGATTTCCCAGAAGCCGCAGCTGCCTCTCGAATGGCTTCCCTAGAAGCGTCAGTCAGTCTTTTAGCTGAGGCTGTTTTGTCTTTTTCAGCATTAAGTCTTGAAACATCAGTTTGAGCATCTATCTGAGCAGAGCGTATTTTAAATCTCCTAGCATCTTCTATTACTTTAGCAGCAGCAGCTTCTTCTGCTGTTTCTTGACGTTGTTCTGCTGAGACTCTTCTTTTCTCTGCTTCGGCTTCTTTTACTGCGTCTGCTTTGGATTTGTTAATTGCTTCTATTTTAGCAGCGGTTCTTGCAGCTCCTGCAACATCTCCAGCAGCCATTTGCATTTTAGCTAGGCTTGCTAAATCTGTAACACTATTAGGATCAAGATTAGCTAACTGATTTTTTGTTGCTTCGTATTTAGAAGGCGCTCCTCCACGTAAAGCACTTTGCAAGCTTTGGGTCATGTTAGCGTTCTGCTGTGCTGCAAACTGGCCATAAAAGTTAGCAGAACCTGCTACTGCGGGAGCTGCTGACTGTTGAGTGCTTGAAACTCCTGTTAACATTCCTAGTACATCGTTAGGGTCTATTCGTTCAGCCATTACGCCACCTCCACTTCTTTCATTGTTAAACCAAGCATCCCGTAAGACACAGTATAGAAGCCATCTTCTCTAAGCGTTACGGCTTCAGGCATGTACTCTAGAACTTCTTGAGCCATTACACCTTCATAAAGAATAGAATCAGGATCACCAATATAGCTAAAGTTATACAAGTTTAAACCAGTTCTAGCGTCTACGCCTACTTTCTCTACGTTTTCTTTAAGACGAACATCACTTAAAGACTTTAACAAGGAATCCCAGAAACCTCCACCACCTGTTGCACCTTCACCAGCACCTGTAATACTCTTTAATAAAGCTGCTTGCTGACTAAGACGCAATTGATTAGCCATGTTTTCAGAGTTCATGCGAGCTTCTAAGCCTGATACATCTATCTGTGAGCCTATTTCAGTTCCTTCTCTACGACCAATATCAGCATAACCAGCAGAAGGTGTAGCCCCGCCCAGTAGATTAAGAGCTTGCTGTTGTGGTTGATAACCAGCAGTCAAGAGACCTGTAGCACCTGCTAGAGACTGTTGCTGCTCTGCTAGTGCTTGCTGACGAGCGCCTAAGTTAGCACGACCCATAGCTTCTTGACGAGCTGTTTCTTGCGCTAGAAGTTCAGGAGAAGCACCACCATAAGCGTTAGAAGAAATACCTAGTCTGCCTTGAGACAACAGGCGTTCTTCTGTAGATAAACGGTTACGTTGCTCATCAGGGCGCTGTGTAGCTCTTATTTGCTCGTATATGGCCGCTTGCTGCGCTGCTGGGTCTTGACCTACCTGTCCAAACAAACCCTGTGCTTGCCCCATTAGCTGCTGTTGCATAGCAGCCTGTTGAGGAGATAAGTTAACATCAAAGCCGCCTTGAGCGTTAGTAGCTACGTTAGCTAAGTCACTAGTAACAGCGTAAGGCTGAAAAGCTGTGCCTGCTCTTGCTTGATCAGAGAGTAAGCCCGTTCCTTCTTGTAGTTCTCTTCCTGTTGCTTTTACATCTTTAATAGCTTTGTCAGTAAGTGCATAACTACCGCCTGCGTTTAGAAAATCACCAACGCCTCCGCTTGCTAGATAATCCATAAATGACATTAGAACGCACCTCCAGTTATAGTTCCTGCTGTGACAACGCCTGAGACATTGAGTGTCGTCGCAGCGACAGTTCCTGTGAATGTAGGACTAGCAGTGTTAGATTTACTGTTAACAGCAACAGCAATGTTAGTGTATTCAGCGTCAATTTCTGTCCCTCGTACTATTTTATTTGCATTTCCAGAAGCTAGTGCATCTTTAGCAGCAAAGTTAGTTGTTTTTGTATAATTGGACATTAAATAAGTCTCCCCATTAGAGCATGTATATCAATTTTTTGAATAGAAAAAGGAACATTGGCTATCTGCGCTTCAATACCAATAGTAAGAATACTACCGCTGCCGTTAGCGTTTACACTAGCTCTGTTAATCAAAGCGTCAACACCTCCTGAGTACTCTGAAATAGCGTATTGAGCAACACCGTATTCAGAAACAGCGTTGCTGGCACTAAATGTAAAAGCTTGTTTATTAAAAGCTTCTGTGTAGTCGTAGCCCCAGTTTAGTGTAATGTCTGTGCCGTGAGCACCTACAATAGTTAAATTAAACTTTTTTAGGAACTTTAAATTAGAAGAGTTCCCAAAGTCTGTAGGATTGCTAAAATATCGTAACTGATACTCAGAAGTATTGTCTAAGTATCCGTGATATTTAACAATACCTGTAGGCTTTCCTATGTAAATTGTTCCGTCTTCTGCTAAGTTTAAAGCTAGAGGGTCAATAACTGACCATGTAGTAACACGATGTGCTCCAGATTCGTTTAACGGCCCTCTCATATCAAAGCAGTATACCTCACCAGTAGAGGGTAAGGTGAGCAAGTAAAAAGCTTCGTCTGGGCTATACAGAGATTTTATAGGTAACTGCTGCTTTTCAACAAGAGACATCAAGTCGTTACGAACATTCTTGCTAATGTCTCTCATAGGCAGAGATTTTTCTTGAATTACTCTACCAAAGCTGCGTACACCAGAGTCAGATAAGAATATTAGATCGTTGCCTGTCTGTTGTACTGAGTCACGAGCAATACAACCTACACCGTCAATAGTATCTGCAAGAACCATATTAGCAGGTGACGAAGCGCCTGAATACACAACAATAGAACGCTTACCAAAGATAACTAAAAAGTCATTGTGTGCAGCTAAAGACACAACCTCGTCAAAGCCAGAAGGCCAGACTAAAGTTAAATCTAAGTTGCCTGAAGCGCCTCCTGTCCAAGCTGCTCCGTTAAGAGTGTCACTCCAGTAAACAATGTATTTGCTTCCTACAACACCTGCTACCCACATCTTACCAAAAGCAGCCAAAGCTTCGTTTCCTTGCGGCATTGTACCTGCGGAGTGTGCGTGACTAGATATTTTCTCTAGTACAAAAGAACCTGACTCGTCTGTTCCAATAAGAGGCTCGTGACCGCTTTGTACCATCTGTATATGATTATTAAAGTTAACACACTTCCAATTGTTAGCAGAAGGCGTGTAATTAGCAGGGGTAATGTCAACAAGAGTTGTAGTACCTTTAAATATTTTATTGTTGCCAGCAGAGATAACAATCTTATCACCGCTTCTGTCTACAAACTCAAAGATAGTTTCAATACCACGGCTAGAGCCTAACACGGCTGCTCCGTTACCGCTGACGTTTAAGTAGCCTTTACGTGCGCCTATGCGTCCTAGCTTGTCAATGACACAGTTATCAGCAATGGCAGCAAAGGAAGGGTCTACACCAATAGGTGAATCTTGTGTGTTAAGCCCAGCAAAGCCGGGACTTGCTATGGTAATGTTCTGTAGTTGTTGGGCCATTATGAGTACCAGATAGTTTCTTCAGGATGTAAAGCAGCGTCCATAGCTATGGCATCTGCCAATGAAGAGTCAGCAAGTCCGAACAACTCTGCTGCGCTTGTGCCTCCAGTTTCTCCTCTTTCTCTAGCAGCTAAGGCTAATGCTAGTCTAACAACAGGGTTAAAAGGTACATCCAATCTGTCAGCGTCGTTAACAAAGTCTGAAGTCCTTAGAACCACGTTAAAGCGCAGTGTGTACGCTTTGTCAGGAATAGGATATAAGTCAACACCGTTAATACCGTTAAAGCTGTAGAAGGTTGTAGTGCCTTTAGGAACGCTTGTGAAGTCTAAGAAGGCGCTATCAAACCAACGTGAAGTCTTGTAACTCAAGAAAGAGTTTAGACTATCGTTAGTAGCGTCTAGAATTTTAATGGTGTTGTCTGCGTCTGTAAGAACATAGTTAAAAACATCAGCTTGTGTGTCTACTGTTAGCGTGTTACGTAGTCCTGTCCAGTCCCATGCGTTCTCTACTGATCTCTTAGCGTCACTAACGTAAGCGCCTATGAGCTTAGAGTATGCGTTCTCGTTAACAGTAGCAACTTCATTCTCACGAAGTCTTACTAATACTTTATTGACTAGTTCTAGATAAGTCATCTTCTATTCCTTTGTAAGTTTGCTAACATTCCAGCATTGGTATTAGCTTGTATAAATTCAAGTAAAATGTCGTTACGTGCATTCGGTGACATCATGCCTTGTGTAGGAGCTTGTTGTGCATATTGCAAGAGTTCTTGTGTAGATTTTGGTTTCTGTAGTTTTATCATGTCTGCAAAAAGAGACTCAGTTTGTGACCCTCCTCCGTACCCTATACCAGAACCGCCTCCGCTGCCTCCTCCTGAGCCGCCATCGCCATTTCCATCGCCATTTCCATTGCCATCATCAACACAGACACCTTCAGAGTTCTTGCTTTGTCCTGTTGGACACTCTCCAGTCCCGTCAGTAACACAAACACCTTCAGAGTTCTTGCTTTGTCCCGCTGGGCAGTCACCAGTCCCGTCAGTAATAGCAACACAGACACCTTCAGCATTCTTTTCTTGCCCTTCAGGACACTCTCCAACTACGGGTTCTTCAGTAATAGCAACACAGACACCTTCAGCGTTCTTTTCTTGCCCTTCAGGACACTTTCCAACTACAGGGTCTTTAGTAACAACACAAACACCTTCAGAGTTCTTGCTTTGTCCTGCTGGACACTCACCAACTACGGGTTCTTCTACTTCTACTTTAATAACACAAACACCTTCAGAGTTTTTTTCTTGCCCTGTAGGACAGTCTTCTTCAGGTACTTCTACTTTAATAAGTACACAAGCTCCAGTAGCATCTTTTACAAACCCCGCAGGACATTCTACTTCTTCTACTATTTCTTTATTTCTTTCGTATTCGTCCATCTCTTCAGCAGTAACAATGCCATCGTTGTTAGCGTCTAAAGTATTAAAATCAGCTTCTAACCAAAAATCACCAAAGCTATCAAAAAAAGCATCCTTGTCATACCCAAAAGACTCTCCTTCTGCTCTGTTGTCGTCGTCAAACTTATCATCACCATCTTCGTCTTTAAAATCAGCAGCGGCTTGAGCACCTACTTCAGCAGCGGCGGCGGCGTCTGCTCCACCCATAACAGCATCGTAAGCAGCTTGAGCAGCAGCAGAGGAAGCAGCAGCACTAGCGCCAGCAGCTTCAGCAGCAGAGGCAGCAGCTTGAGCAGCGGAAGCAGCAGCTTCAGCAGGGTCTTTAGTTTCTTCAGGCAGCGTAGGAGGCTTTATATCAGGGTCAAAGTCAAACTCGTTTTCAATACCTTCTTTGTCTAAGTCACCTAGTCCTATATTTTGAGATACTGTAGAGCCTCCAGTAAGAAGACCTGAAGGAACTAACTCATCATCGCCTCCTAGTGATGAAATAGCAACACCACCAATATTTTTAAGCAGGTCAGCATTATCTTTAGCAAGATCAATAAGGTAAGCTGCTGAGTTTTTATAAGTATTAATAGCTGCATCAGCAACTGCTTGAAGATCATAGGCGGTTGAAAGATTTTTAGTTAACGTGCCTGAGTCAAAAGCAGCTTTGACTGCTGCATCTCCTATTGCTGTTGAGCGGGAAGCAACAGTAGAAGTAGTGTCTACAGCACTTGTAACGGTTTCAGCGCCTGTTAAAGAAACAGCATCTCCTGACGCTATTATCTCATCTACGCTTCTAGGTGGTGTTCCTTCAGTGCCTGTAGGCGTTACTGGTTTGTTTAATTGAGAAAGCTGGTACGCTCCTTGTGCTAAGTTTAACCAGTCTGCTGTGTGTAAAGTTTCTCCAGCTAGGCCTGCTGTTGCTGACATTATTGCTTCAGACGCACCACCAGTAAAAGCAGCAAGAGCCGTTCTAAGGTAAGGATTAATAAAGTCAAACATACCTCCGTCAGGCACAGCTATAGAAGAGTAAGTGCCTACTGGGCCATAAGTTTGATAAGTAACGTCACTGCCTTCTTTGGCTATACCTGCTAACGAACCTACTGTTCCTGTGTTAAGGTAAACTCTCTGACCGTCAACATCTTTATACAAAGGAATATTGTTATCATTAACAAAGTCAATAATGTTGTTGTCTACAGACTCTGTGTAGTAGTCTTTAACATTCTTATCGTCTCTCCTAAGTTTGTTAATATCTTTATTTTTGATACCACTGTAATCGCCAGATTCTGTAGCCGCTAAACCTAAAGCTCTACCTTGTCCTTGTTGTTGTTTAACAAAGTCGCTTAAACCTGCTAAAGCAAGGTCAGCATCCTCAAAAGAACCTGCTTCTGTTAAAGTAAGCCCAGTTGGTCTAGCAGAGCCTCTGACAGCAAAACTGTCTTGCGCTAGGCTAAGAGAAGTGTCGTCAAAGACATCTGTTTCATCAAAATCACTTGCAAAAGCATCAGCCATATTATTTCTCTCTTTGAACGCCTTTAGACTTCTCAACTGT